AGATCATGATTTCCAGGAATAAAATACACTTGATCAAAATTGGCATTGAGATGTTCCAGTGCTCGTAGGCTGTAGTTCAGCGTCACGATATTTATACTGGCTCGATTATTATGCCAATCACCAAGAAACATGGCTGTTTCGCAACCATGTTTTTGAGCTTTTTCGGTAGCCCATTTAATAAAGTTTAGACAGTCTTCATTATGAATTTGACTATTGCTCTTAAGGCCAAAATGTATGTCTGTAAAAATTGCTGCTCGTTTAAATAGGTTCATAGATCATATTATAACAAATTATAGACATCAAAGTCTACGATTTATACTAGTCATGATCTCCATCGTGACTGTATCCAACATTCATTCCTTGTCTGGTATAACTTGGAGAAAATCCATTCATTTCTAGTATATCATCTCTTAGGTTTTGATTGCGTTTTTCTATGTTAAGTACACGAGTAAAACTATTTGTGATAGCAGCAGTGAAATAGGCAAATGGGTTTTGGCTCTTGCTTTCGTCAAACTGTAGCCCAATTTGGCTTAGTTGTAGTAGTGCTTGGCTACGCATTTCGTCATTATAGGTATATCCACGCCAGTTACTACGAGTAGCATATCTCTCACATAATTTCATAAACATCATAGCCAATGTGCGTGTCATAGTTCCATGATCTCGACTCCAACTTCCGGTGTTCAAATCCCCCCGCCAATGACTTTTGCCTACACAATATGGTACTCCCTGATTGTCGATTCTAAAATGCTGGAACGGAGGAAAGTTGCATTTAACATATCGAATAGCATTTGGACTAACTTTTGGTTCATTTTCATCGTATTCTATATAGATATTTTCGTCGTCATCAGTTATTTCGGCTTGAGCTCTTTTTGTAGCTTGATCATTTACTGGAACATGCTCCCATGTCATGACGCGAATTACTACATCAGTTGGGCTAATAGATTCTATTGGCGCTTGAAATTCTTCTATTCGACGCTTTTCACCACGAGCAGCAGCTTCGTCTTGTTGTAACCGAGCCAGTCTTTCGGCACGATTTTGGCGAGCAATTTCAATGACTTCTGGGCTAATGGTACTAACATTGTGTATGATAATATCATAATCAGCAGCATCTCGATCAATAAAACTACAATATGTACTTTTGCTACGGTGGATCTCTTTTAAAAGGTCCTTATTATTCAAATAGTTATGTCTAATTTTTATTCTCCTAACTATCAATTTAGTTATAATAACATAATTGCGATTTGGATTGCAACCATATTTTTACATCAATAAATACATTAATAAAGTGGGCGCGATATGGCATTTTTAAATAATATATTCAGTGATGTAGCAAGAAGCTCAGTTGGACAAATAGCCAATAAAGTTGTAAGCACAATAGCTAATCCTGTGGTCAGTCGTCTTATGAATTCTGGGCTTTTACCTGGTGGGGGTCGCCAACAGGCTAGAACAATGGCAGGTCCTTCGGTCAGTTTTGTTGAAGGCAGCACCGGAAACGGTATAAGAGATTGGAAAGTAAAAATCAGTGTAAGTCCTAACAGCGGTATATTTTATCAGAGTGGAAGCGGTTTACTTGACCCATTGCGTGAAACTAACGGTGTTGTATTTCCTTACACACCACAAATCACAGTTTCTTATCAAGCTAACTATATACCACAAAAATTTACTCATAGTAACTATAATCATTATGCCTATGAAAACAGCGAAGTTCAGCAAATCACTATTACAGCCGAATTTACAGCACAGAACCAAGATGAAGCCAATTATGTATTAGCCTGTATTTATTTCTTTAGGGCTGCAACCAAAATGTTTTTTGCCGAGAGCCCTAACAGCGGTAACCCACCGCCACTAGTGTTTTTAAATGGGTACGGTAATAATTATTTTAAAAATGTTCCCTGTTTAGTAACAGCATTTAGTCATACGATGCCTGCTGAAGTTGATTACATTGAGGCCGGAGTTCAGTCCGGTTCTAGAGACTTTGGAGTCGACCCAAGGGATTCAGGTGATGCTAGTGTTGCTGAATACATATATAATTCAAACCAATCATACTCGGCAAGAAGTGCTGCTGGTGGGGGTGCTGGCGCCACTAGGATACCTACTATTAGTACACTTCAAATAAGTCTACAACCGGTATACAGTAAGTCTACATTAGCGCAATTTAATCTTGAAGATTTTGCTCAAGGAAATCTAGTGGATAAAGGGTTGATATAATGTTTACCTACAGCAAACTAAGCCCCTATTATAGTACAGACAAGTTTGGTAGGTTTCTTGATGTGCTTAATTATCGCCCTATTCCTAAAAGTAATCTTGATGTAGTCTTTACAATAAACTCAATTTATCAATATAGGCCAGATCTATTGGCCAGTGATTTATATGGTAAACCGCAGTTGTGGTGGGTCTTCGCTGCTAGAAATCCTAATGTGCTTAAAGATCCAGTATTTGACTTTTTTTCTGGTCGGACAATTTATGTTCCGAATGGGGACAATCTAATGGCGGCATTAGGAATTTAATCAATGGCTGAGTATAGTTTTGCAGGACAACGCGGAGAAGCTGCCAGAAAAATAGGTTTAAACATTCAAAAAACCACTGGCACTCAACAAGACTACGACAAAAGTCAACAGGTAATACAAGAGGCCAAGGAAAATTTTCGTCAAACCTTTGGTAAAGAATTATCAACCAATAGCGAAGTAAGAACTAGAGAATACCAGCAACAACTATATGATCGAGCTCAGAAGGGGGAACCTGGTATTTATATTCCTGCTGATCCATCCAAAAATCCCAATGCTGATTATTTTCATTTGTACAGCATGGACATCAGCCCTAGTAAACTAGGTGCAGAAGAACGCAAATGGCTACGAGATAATGGATGGCAATTAGTTTATGGTGCAAGAGATCCGGTACATTGGCAGTATGTGGGGCCTGTCAGTGATAAAAACTCCCCGCCGGCAAGTAGCATAGAAGATAAAAACAGTGCTGACGGTCAAATACTAACCGATCGTGGAACTCAGTTAACATCGAGGCAAACTGATAATTTATCAAAAAAATCAAATAGCAGTGACTCAGTAGATATGTCTGCCAGGGAAGCAGAAGGTTTTACACCTGATGAAAATCCCGAAAACTACGGATACGGAATTCCAGATCAATCGAGTTCCGAAAGCAGTAGTCAAGGCTCAAATGGCTCTACGCCAAACATACTCGATGATTACCCCAATTACACCTATGGCATCAGCCTACATTATATGACTATTGAAAAATACAATAGTGTAGTAGTAAAAGGTGCTGAATATTCATCAAGCGATGGCACGGTATTAATAGCCAGTGGCGGAAGACGCACTTCGGAATTGGCTAGAAATAATATATTCGACCGTGACATGTATTTTGATAATTTTAAAATGCATTGTGTAATTGGTCACAATGCAAAAAGTCGAGGCGGTAATGCTATTGACATAACATTCACAGTAATTGAGCCCATGGGCATGAGTCTAATTGACAAAATCTTACAAGTAGCAGATCAAGCCGGCATACAGCAATGGGATCAAATGCCCTTTATTATACAAATTGATTTTTTTGCCAATGACGAGTCAGGTGGTCTTGTAAATCCTATACCTAATACTACCAAAAGGTTTTGTGTAAAAATCATTGACATGCAGATACAGGTAAATGCCCGTGGTGCCGAGTACCGAATCACAGCTATTCCTCAGAGTCATGTGGCTTATTTACAGACAGTAGGAACTACGCCAGCTAACTTAGAAGTCAAGGCTAAAAAAGTTAAAGATTTTTTTGCTAGTGATGCTGATCCTGGAGAAGCTGGTAATATATTAGGAGGGCGTGAAAGTCAACAAACACCAGGGGGGCAACAGTCATTTAAGACATATAGTTATACAGCAGCTTTGAATAGTTACCAAAAACAACTTAAAAAATTAAAGCATCAAGACCATGCAGATGAATACAAATTTACATTTGATGATGAAATTGGTAATGCTGACATCTACATACCTGAAAAGCAACCAGCTAATAGATCTCCTAATCAAAATGATAAACACAAAAATTCTAATTACGAACGAGAAAAAGGGCTAATACCGGTAAATGCAGGCACTTATATTCGTGAAGTTATTAACATGATAGTAAGGTCCAGCAAATTTTATAGAGATCAAATTATAGATTCTACAGCCGATGATGAGTCTACCGGTGGTGCGATTGGGGCCGGTAAAGGGGATTCGGGTATCGGAAGCGAACCTATTAAGGCACATAAAATCACAACTAAGGTAGAATATTCGAATGATTGGGACAGCAAACGCAAAGTCTATAAAAAAACTATCACATATCATGTTGGTGTTTACAAATACTATAATACTAAGTACCCAGAGGCCAAGCGAGGGTTACCTAGTAGCATGGATAAAGAATATAATTATATCTATACCGGTAAAAATCAGCAAATACTAGATTTTCAAATTGATTTTAATACTATGTTTTTCACAGCATTAACTGCCATGGAAAAGAAATATCAGCAGCAACAAATCCAAGTTCAAAAAGAAGATCAAGACAAACCCGACGATATTTCAGAATCCAATGAACAGCAGGTTCAATCTAATAGAATCGTGCATAATATCAGTCATACACAAGATGCTGTTCAACTAAGTACCATGGACAAAAAATATGTGGAAGCCAGTGATTTAGTAAGATCAATCATGCAAAACAGTCGTGGGGACATGATTAATGTGAGGTTAACCATAGCCGGTGATCCCGAATTAATCAAGCAAGACGATGTTTTCTCCAGTCTTAATAATAGTATACCCACTGATAAACAACAGCTATTTTGTAGAATAAATTTCAAAATGCCTGAAGACATTGATCAAAATACCGGGCTTTACTTAGTGGATAATAGAAATATATTTTCTGGAATTTATCAAATTTTAACTGTAGATAATAGTTTTGAGCGAGGACAGTTTATACAAGTTTTAGACTGTATAAGATTATTTGACCAACCAGACGACAAAAAAGCGGGTACCGGCAGGTCTGGATCTTCGCAGCGTGAAGTGTTTAGAGCTACAACAGTGGGCGATTTACCACTTCAGCAAGCACTTAAAACATCAAATAAAGATGCCAGCAGAACTTTTAGACTTCCGACTATAAGCAAAGAAGAATATGATAATAACAACAGAAACAATCCACTAACATCAGTTTCTCCAAATGATCTCAGTGAAGCCGGGCGTGCCGTTTTTGAAAGAAATCTCAGAGACTCTAACGCAAGGCCGGCCGAAATATCTGATTTTGGTACTTAAGGTAATAACATGACAATCGATAGAATTTCCTCAAAAAATTTGCCTGAGTTTATCAAGCGCGAAGACAGTCCCGGGTTCAGATTTGATTCGGGCCCATATATTGGTAAAGTAAAAGACAATAGGGATCCCACTAGATCAGGTCGTTTGCAGGTTTGGATAGCTGAATTAGGTGGTGACGAAACAGATCCTAATTTCTGGCGTACAGTAAGTTACGCTAGTCCCTATATGGGTAGTACATTTCAGGAAAGCTATACAGCAGAACAAAACCAAAGTGGTGCTGATAAAAACAGTTTTAAAACCGTAAGACACACCTATGGTATGTGGTTTAATGTTCCTGATATTGGTAACTGGGTGATGTGCTTGTTTGTGGCCGGTGATGCTACTCGTGGCTATTATTTTGCCTCAGTACCAAACCAATTCGGGCATCATATGATTCCTGCGGTGTCGAGTTCAAAAGATGTTGATCCTGAGCATATTGAAGACAGTAAGGTCAAGAGTCTTTATCAGGCTGGTAAAATAGGGCCAGAATTACCTGTAGTCGAGTTTAATGAAAATAATAAAAAAGTTAACTGGGAACAGTTTGTAAAAGAAAAGAAACCCTTGCATGAACCACAGGTAAAGATTCTAATTGAGCAGGGATTAGATAGGCCAAAATTAACAAAGTCTCGTGGCCATATTACTACAACATCACAGCGAGAAACTCCCTCTGGAGTATTTGGTATTAGCACACCAGGGAGATCTATTGCAGCTCCTCCTCCTCAAGATGCCAAAGTTGAGCAGCGTAGAATTAAGACTCGTCAAGGCGGGCACACCTTTGTCATGGACGACGGAGATAACAGTGACCAGAAAGGAAAAAATAACCTAACCCGTTGGCGCAGCTCGGCTGGGCATCAAATATTATTAGACGACACTGACAATATAATTTATATAGGTAACAGTAATGGTAGCACCTGGGTTGAAATGACTGGCACCGGACATATTAATATCTATAGTAGTAACAGTGTAAATCTTAGAACCAAGGCAGATTTAAATTTGCAAGTTGACAAAGATATCAATATGCAAGTTGACGGTAACTTTAATCTCAAGGTGAAAAAATCTTTCAATATCGAAACAGAAAGCCTTGTTACTAGAAGCAACAAAGAAACTAAAATTTATGGTGGAACCGTGGCTATTGGTAGCGATGGTACCCTCGATTTAAACGGTAAGAGCAGCGGTAGTTTTACTACCACCGGGCCTTTGAACATAACAGCTATGCCTATTAATTTAAATTCAGGGCGTGGTCCTAGTATAACTAAACCTAAAGATATAAATGTCAAAAACCACCCCGAAACTAAAAAGGATGGCAGTGGGCAATGGATTATTGAACCAAATAAAATTAAAAGTATTGCTAAAATAGTGCCGACTCATGAACCATGGGAGCGTAAAACCGGATCTGATAGTTCGGCATCAAATGCCCCTCCGGAATCTCAATCTACTCAAAATAAAGATATTGCATCAGGCAACCCTCCCGGTGATTCAGCCAGTCCAACTACATCTGGATCAGCAGGTACATCATCGCCAGGACAAAATCAAGCGTCTCAAACTCCTACACGAGGGATAGCAACTGAGAGCATGATGAAAGATTCAAACGCTCCCAACTTCCCCAATGGCCTAGGAGGTGGTCTGCTCAGTCCAGATCAAGCCAAAGCACTAGCGGTACAAACTGCATTGAGTGAAAGTGGCGGCAAATATCAAGCAGAAAATCAATACGGTTTTGTGGGCAAATATCAAATGGGAGCTGCTGCCCTAACCGATGCCGGGTATATTCATCGAAGTGCTTTTGAGCAGTATGGAGGACTAGGAGGCGGTAATCGTGTGCTTGACGATCCTAATGCTTGGACTGGTAAGGATGGTGCTAACAATAAAGGTAGTTTCCTATTAAACCCTAATGCACAAGAAAAGGCATATGAATCCTATACTAATAAGAACATAGCAACTGGTCTTAAAACCGGCTATATAAGTCCTAATGATGATCCAGCCACCGTCGGTGGAAAAGTAATGGCTGCACATTTATTAGGTGTGGGTGGTGCTAATAAGTGGTTGAAAACCGGGGCAGGTCAGGATGCCTTTGGAACCACTGGTGGTAACTATTATAATAAAGGACGAGCAGCAGTAGCTAAATTGAGCGATACTGGGCAAGGTTAACATGAGTAAATACTAATATGCCAACTTATTTAGGATTCAGTACATACAATCGAGCTAGAAAATTTCGTTTAACCGATTTTGAACTAGTCAAACAAGACCTTTTTAATCATTTTCATATTAAAAAAGGTGAAAAACTTATGAATCCGCACTTTGGTACCATAGTATGGGATGTATTATACGATCCCTTTACCGAAGCTATTAGGGATGCCATCGCTGATGATATTAAACGCATTGTTAGTTATGATCCTAGAATTATAGCTGAAGAAGTTATTGTGACCGAATTTACAACCGGTATTATGATTGAAGTAAATCTGCGTTATTCAATTACCAATCAATTGACTGCTATGACTCTAAAATTTGATAGAGAGCTAGATCGATTGATCACTAGTTAAATACCTAGATTATACAATGAATAAATATTAGAACTGGGTATAAAAATGGCAATAGTTAGTCGTCAAACTGGATTATTATCAGCTGAAAATTGGAAGAAAATTTATCAGACTTTTCGTGAGGCTGACTTTACTGCCTATGATTTTGAAACCTTGCGTAAGAGCATGATTGATTATATCAAGATCAATTATGCAGAAGATTATAACGATTTTACAGAAAGTTCAGAATTCATAGCCCTAATAGATTTAATTGCGTTCTTAGGGCAAAGTCTAGCATTTAGAACCGATTTGAATGCTAGAGAAAATTTTATAGATACAGCCGAGCGCCGTGACAGCATACTCAAGCTGGCACGAATGATCAGCTATAACCCAAAAAGAACAAATAGTGCCACAGGTTATTTAAAAATTGATAGTGTAAGAACAACTGAAGTAGTCTATGATAGTGATGGTATTGATCTTAGTAATACCACAGTGAATTGGAATGATATTACAAATGAAAATTGGTTAGAACAATTTACTACTATCATTAATGCTGCCTTTATTTCGGGCCAAATGTTTGGTAAACCCGGCAATTCCCAAAACATAGGTGGTGTGAGGAATGATGAATATGCAATTAATGTAACGCCAAATATTGTACCAGTTTATAAATTCAGTGCTGTAGTAGAAGGGCAAGACATGACCTTCGAAGCAGTTAGTGCCACCAGTGCAGGTCAAAGCTATATCTATGAACCCTCACCAGACATAAAGAAAACATTTAAAATATTATATAGAAATGATGGAGGCGGTAACGCTAGCAACAATACAGGGTTTTTTGTATTTTTCAAACAAGGCGATTTAAACAGGTTTGATTTTTCAATTGATGAAATGGTGCCAAACCGAGTAGTCAACATTGACACCAACAACATTAACAATAATGATATCTGGTTATATGAATTAGACAGTGATGGGTTAACACAAAAAGAATGGAAAAAAGTTTTATCAACTTCGGGCGTAAATGTAGTTTACAATACCAGTCTTGAACGTGATTTATTTCAAGTAAACAGCAGGATAAATGACCAAGTCAGTCTTGTATTTGGTGACGGGTCATTTGCTAATGTACCACAAGGAAATTTTAGGGCTTACTACAGAACATCTAACGGATTAGGTTATAGAATTACACCAGACGAAATGCGCGGAGTAGCTATAAGCATAGAATATCTTAGCAAATATAATAGAATTGAAACTATATCATTCCGCGCTAGTCTACAATACACAGTGGCAAATGCCAGCACCAGAGAAAGCATAGAAGACATTAGACAAAAGGCTCCCCAGCAATATTATACACAAAATAGAATGGTCACTGGTGAGGACTATAACATATTACCATATACCAGTTTTAGTAATATCAAAAAGGTCAAAGCTATTAATAGATCAAGTTCAGGTTTAAGCCGTTATCTTGATGTATTAGATACTACAGGAAAGTACTCGAGTACAAATACATTTGGAGAAGATGGGGTTTTATATGCTGACAGATATACGGAAGTATTATCCTTTAGTTTTAACAGCACAATAGATATTCGAAGAGTAATTAGAAATCAAGTTCTACCCGACATAGTTGCCGGTCGCGACATGATGCATTATTTTTATGCTAATGCATTAGAAGAAACACCAATGAATATTGAACTGGCTGCCAACGAATTGTATAATGGTGAAACCTATACTATTGTAGATGTAGGTGACACAGATTTTGTTCAACTTGGTGCTGAAGTAGGGCAACTCTATGAAACTTTTGTGGCAAAAAATGCACAAAAAGTTACTAGAGAATTCTCTGTTGTTAATATAGGTTCATCAACCTATATGTTCAGTGGTAGTCAAGTTGGGGGTAATATTAGTATTATAATTAAAGTCGGTGATGTTCTAAAGTTCAATGTCAACGCAACCGGGCATCCATTATGGATTAAAACAAGTCGAGTTACAGGAACTAATTTCGCAGTAAACACGGGTATTGTAAGTGGTAATGGTGTCGATGATGGTACTATCACTTGGGATACCACTGGTGTTGAGCCCGGCACTTATTATTATATTTGTCAAGTCCATGGCACTATGTCTGGATTTATTATTGTAGAAAGTTGGGGCACAGGCAAAGTACGAACTGGATTAAAATGGAATCTATCCACAGTCGAGGACGGTAGCACAACTGGTTATTTTAGTTACAATCGTGCGCCTGCTGCTATTGCAGTTTCTTCAGGAAATCGTGCTAGATATATGAGGCCTGGGGCTATGTTAAGATGTGTAGCGCCACCGGGATACTATTTTAATAGTATGTTAAATTTAGTACGAGGTATGCCGGTAAAAGACACTGACACCACGGTAATTTATACAGCAATCACTAAGGTAATAGGTAACGGAACCAATGACGGGCAAGGTAATTTTAGCAACGGTGTGGGTCCGGTTACTTTGAACTTGAATATACCTAGTGGTACTATAATAGAATCAGTTATACCAGTTTTTAATAATAGTGTTAGTAATAGTATTGTTGAATCCATGATTGAGCAAGTTGAGTCATTTTCAAATTTTGGGTTAATCTATAGCACTACTACACAATCATGGCAACTAGTGCCAAGTTCAGGGTTAAGTTCAGTATCATCTTGGTGGGTAAAATTTGAATACAGCAATACAGCAAGTATGTATAATGTATTTTACAAAGGCCTTCGTTATGTAATACACAGCCCGCATGATACCAATTTTTTCTATGACGAGTCTTTGCAAATTTATGATAATGAAACTAACAGTGTCATAAGAGATAGTGTTAAAATTCTAGGGGTAAATCGTGATCCTAGAGCAAACCAGGCATTGGGCAGAGACTATACTTGGTATGTAGATAAGCCCATAGTACGAAATGATGGTTATATTGAAAATAAAAGCATATATCTAACCTATGCTGATACCAACGATGACAGTGTGCCCGATTATCCAGATTTATTTGAGCGTGTGGTATTAGGGACACCGTTAACATCAACAGTTCAACATCCGATCGCAGCATACAATGCACAACAAATAAACAGATATTTTCGTGTGTATATGGGCAGATACCCTAATCAAGCCGAACTTGACAATTACACATCAGTTTCGGTAGCAGGCAATAGCTTAGACAATATTAAGATATTGATTGCAAACTCTGCTGCTGCTACTAGTTTTAAGAACGGTATTGAAATAAATGATAACCTAGTATTTTTTGAATTGGTGTCGGGGTACGAAGAATATGGGGTGTGGCAATTAATTCCAAGTAGTAAAATTGCCAGTAATTTTAAATCACTTTCAGATCTACCTACCGAAGTATTGCGTAATTTAAACCTAGGACAGTTGATTTATGTGCAAGACAATGAAGGATTTTATCGTGTTCAATTGAACCAATTTGGCAATAAAGTTTTGGGAACCGAATTAAATTCATTAACACCAAACATGCCAAAATATAGATCACATATCGGTCGTCAAAATTTATATTTCCAATATCGACATAATAGTCCTAATACTAATAGAATCGATCCAAATATTAGTAATATTGTTGATTTATATATTCTTACAAATGATTATGACACTGCATATCGCCAATGGGTTTCTGATATAACTTATAAATTAAGTGAGCCCGAAGCTCCTACGAACACAGAATTACAAGTAGCGTTTAATGATTTAGAAAATTTTAAAACTATCAGTGATACAATTATTTTTCAAAGTGCAGTATTTAAACCACTATTTGGGTCTAAAGCAGAAACTGCTCTACAAGCTACATTTAAAGTAGTTAAAAATTCATCATTAAATATATCTGATGCTGATATTAAAACTTCAGTAATAGCTGCTATTAATGAATTTTTTGCTTCAGAAAATTGGGATTTTGGTGAGACTTTTTATTTTAGTGAATTATCGGCTTATCTGCATAAAGAACTTAGTCCAAACATTGCCAGTGTAATAATTGTGCCTAAAGACACTTCATTATCCTTTGGTAGTTTTTATCAAATTAATGCTGAGCCATATGAGTTATTAATTAGTGCAGCCACAGTTAATGATGTAGAAGTTATCAGTGCTATAACTGCTGGGCAACTTAACCAAGCATTAGCATTGGCAAACCAAAGTGTTAGTTTATAAGTGATCTAAAATGGCCCTAAAAAGAAAAACTTTAAATTTCTTACCAACGATTTTTCGTACAGATACTAATAGAAAATTTCTAGGTAGTACAGTTGATCAATTAGTCAATGAACCAGAGATTAAAAGAATCAATGGTTATGTAGGGAGACAATTTAGTCCGACATTTAAACCTGATACTAACTATGTGGTCGAAACTGATCTTGATCGACAAAATTATCAACTTGAGCCTAGTTTTGTGGTTCGTAATACTAGTAACCAGGTAACTGCTTATGGGAATTATGTTGATCTTATCAACAAGATAGACTATTACGGCGGTCAGACAGATAACCATGATAGGTTATTTGAATCAGATTTTTACACATTTGATCCACAGATTGACCTTGACAAGTTTGTTAATTATAGTCAGTACTACTGGTTGCCTACTGGCCCTGAGCAGGTTGTCATTAGTAGTCAAACTTTGGCAACTTCAAACACTTATGCTTTGAGTTATTCGTCTGGTAGTTTAATAACTAACCAGACCGGTGCTATCCAAAATCCAACTATAGTTGTCAAGCGCGGTGAAACCTATACATTTAATGTGGGTGCTGGAAGCGGCAATTTATGGATACAAAGTGAACCAGGGCAAGATGGTCTTAAAGATTACGCACCAGGTTCTAGTACTAGAGATGTATATGGAGTTACTAACAACGGTACTTCAACGATTACTTTTACAGTGCCGCAAGGAAATGAACAAAATAATCTATATCAGTCCCCATTTATAGGCTATGTTGACTATGCGCTGACTGAAAGATTTACTGATATTGATAACGGTATATATCGAACATCTGGCGGAACTATTAATTCATTTAGTGGAGAAACATTTTATCCAAATGATGTATATGTAGTATTCACACAAACCAGTACGGCCAATGGCGACTGGACTGACAGAACAGGTGCAGTTGTACCAACTAATCGTCGTCGTGGTATTTGGCGTATACGATTGAATAGTGACCCAACTGAAGCTCCTATAGTAAGAATGCGTTTAGAGTTTGTTAGGTCTATACCAATTGGCACAAGATTTGAAATTAATAAAAGTCAATTAATTCGCGGACGAGTTTATAGAGTTAATATGTTGGGATTGTTTGAAGTTGTTCCCAACTTAACTGCGGCCTCAACAACTTTATATTATCAGAATGATACTCAAAATATTTCCGGGCAAATTAAAATCGTTGATAATATTTTTAATTTTATCAATGTTGATTCCGACATAGTCGGCCAACCCGGCTACACAAGTCCACAAGGGATAGTTTTTACAAATGGGTTAAAGATCAGATTTGATGACACAATAAACCCTAGTATCTATCGTAATCGTACTTTTATAGTTGAAGGTGTAGGCACTGCTATTAGTCTAATAGATTATGCTACCTTAGTGACACCAGAAGTTAGGGCCCCACAAGCAGGTGTGCCTTTTGATTTTGTACTATATGATCAAGACTTATATGATGAAACATATTCAGGGTCTCTAACACCTGATTATATTGTTTGTAATCGTGCCACAATTGATAGGAACGCATGGGCTAGAATAAATCGTTGGACTCATATAGATGTAATAAAACAATCATTTGCCTATAATAATTTGCCTATAGTAATTGATCAGAAATTCTGCGCCAAGCGACCTATTATTGAATTTAAACCGAATTTACAATTATTTAACAATGGTAAAAAGTTTTTCGCTATAGTTAATAAATTCTTTGAACTCAATCGACAGATTACTGTAGCCGGGCAAAATGTACCATTTGATAATATTTCAATTCTCGTTGGACAAACTTTTAGAACAATCCGTAGCTATAATATAGATTTGCAAGGTGGAGACACAGCAATTTTTGCTGGTGATAATGATCCTCAAGTTCGACCAAGAGTATATAATATTGGATTTTTAAATCAAAGTACAAGTACTACATTTGATGCTAGCCTGACAGGGACAGTAAGTGGAGTAAGAAATAAATTCTTAGTAGGCACTGGGACCCGATTTTTAACTGAGCTCGAAATTGGTGATGAACTTTTTGAATCAAGTGGCGTCTATGTTGGACGAGTTGTTAAAATCAAAGGTGATTCAGAATTAGAAATAGACAGGAATCTCACCACAGTTTTTTCTAATTTGCCTAATTTTCATATTAAACACGCCAAAATAAACTTAACTACAAATAGCACTGCATTAGTGAATGATATTGCAGTGTGTTTAAGTGGCGTGAATTCAGGTAACAGTTTTTATTATTCTGCGTCAACTCAATGGATTCTATCACAAAGAAAAAGATCACTGAACCAAGAACCCTTATTTGATATAGTTAATGACAATGGTATTAGTCTCAGCCAGGCATATACTTTTAGTACTTTTGCTGGAACTAAGTTATTTTCTTATCGTCGTGGTTCGGGTGCAGTAGACTCAGTATTAGGATTCAGTCTTAGTTATAGCGGTATTGGCGATTTTATTGGTGATATTGATTTTGTTAATAATTATTCAGCTGATACTTTTAAGTATCGTCTAAGTGCTGCTACAAGTGAAATTACCCTAAAAGTTGATACAGGGTTTATTAAACGATTAGTTGATAACAGTTTAATTGATGAGAAGATCTCGGTCTGGAATCGCGTGATCGAACCGACACATCAATATCAATTGGTTAGTGGTATATATGATGGATTATCATCTTATTTTGAAATTGGTGTTATGCCAAATTCCAACGGACAATCGTTTACTGAAAATCCAAAGGTAAAACTTTTTATTAACAACCGATTAGTTATCAAAAATAGTTTAGTGACATCAGGGATTTATACTATTCAAAATATTGGTGAACGAATAGCTATTCAAATCAATCCTGATTTGCTAACAAAAGGTGACAGAGTTGACATTGTTTTTTACAGCGATCGAGTATCAAATTTTGGATTTTATCAAATACCGGTTAATCTTGAATATAATTCCGGTAATGCCGATATTGGAGAAATTAGCCTAGGACAATTTAGAAACCATCTAAAACGCATCGGTGAAAATCTCAATGGATTATTCGGGGACATATTAGCCAATAATAATCTCAGAGACATAAACTATAGCAGGGTGGCAGGTACACTATTGCAGCACAGTGCTCCAGTAGTTAATAGTATGGCCTTTCTGTTATCGGATCAGTTAAATGTTATAGACAGCATTGATTTTGCTAGACGAGAGTATACAAGGTTTAAAAACAAGTTTATAGAAACCATTGATTCATTTGATGATTTAGTCATTGGCAATCCTGCAGAATCAGTTGACCGTGTGTTAGCACGAATGAACCAAGTTAAAACTGACAATTTTCCTTGGTATTACAGCGACATGGTGCCCACCGGTAACCGATATGTAGAAAAAAGTAAAAAGGTTACTAATGTATCGGCTAATTTATATGCATTAAGTTCATCAATTTACAGTAATATTACCAAGAAAGCAGCAAGCGCGGCTGTACTAATTTATAAAAATAACAGTCTATTAATAAAAGATCAAGACTATGTAATTGATAGTTTTCCTAACATTAGGATAAAGTCTGGTGTACAATTTATAAGTGACATCATTACCATAAGAGAATACAGTGATACTGATGGATCATTTGTGCCAGAAACACCTACAAAACTTGGTTTGTATCCTAAGTTTTTGCCCGGCAAATTTCTAGATAATACTTATCGTACAGCAATTGATGTGATACAAGGGCATGACGGTAGTCTCATGCCAGCATTCAATGATTTCAGAGATGACATAATACTAGAATTAGAAAGAAGAATTTACAACAATATTAAGGTCAACTATGATCAAACCAAATTTGACATAGCGAAACATCAACCTGGTTTTTTCCGTAATACTGAGTATTCGTTATCCGAGTTCAACCAAGTCATTAGCAAAGATTTCTTAAAATGGGTAGGGTCTAGTCAAGTAAATTATACAACTAATCAATATTTTCAAGCCAATGATCAGTTTAGTTATAATTACAGTCGAGCAATTGGCCCTGAATCGGAAAAACTACCGGGCGGTTGGCGAGGAATTTATCGTTACTTTTTTGACACAGATCGTCCTCACACGCATCCATGGGAAATGTTGGGTCATACTGAAATGCCAAGTTGGTGGACCGCTAATTACAGTTGGACTAATCCCACTCTTAGAGCAGCATTAATTCTTGCTGTAACCAATGGTGTAGTATCTGACCCTGTTCAAGCCGAAATTGATATTAAGTATGCTCGTCCAAATTTTGCCAATTATGTACCAGTTGATAACTCAGGTAATCTCATAAGCCCATTGGCAGTTTTGGTTCAAAATTTTAACAGTGAAACATTTAGTCGAAGTTGGTCAATAGGTGATTATGGCCCAGTTGAATCGGCATGGCGTAGAAGCAGCGAATATCCGTTCGCTGTACAAAGAGCTATGGCATTATTAAAGCCAGCTAGGTATTTTGGCGCCTGTTATGATGTTAGTAGGTATCAACTTGATCCAGTATTGACTGATCAAGTTGTAGACATGTCTATTAGAAAACGCGGCTCACTTAGCACTATTATTTTGAATGGACAAAAATCTGGAACAGAAATTTATAGAGCCAGCGGATACCTAAATTGGGCTCACGGGTATTTGGTCAGTCAAGGACTTGAGCCAGATAAAATTGCCAGTTCGATGTTAGGTAATGCCTCAGTGAACTTATCATACAAGATGGCAGGTTTTTCTGACAAGCAGTACCTGACGGTTTTAGCTGAACAATTTACTCCTGGTAGCCTCAACAACTCTGTTATTATCCCAGATGAAAATTATCTAGTACATTTAAATCGTAGTGTTCCTGTGGCCAAGATTGTATACAGCGCAGTTATAGTACAAAAAACCAACCAAGGTTGGACAGTATCGGGATATGATCAAAGATATCCTTTTTTCAATATTATTCCTAGTGATGCTTCCGGAGAGTATTATACTATAGAAGTACTCAGTCAACGAGCTATTATTTATAAATCTTACCGTCGTGAAAAGTTATCTGTTCCTTATGGATTTGAATTTAACCGTGTCCAACAAGTAGTAGACTTTTTAGTTAGCTACGAAAGGTTTTTATTAAGCCAAGGATTTGAGTTTGATCAATTTGACCCAATTTTAGGCATTAAACGAGATTGGGTATTAGCAGCCAAAGAATTTCTAACATGGAATCTTCAAGGTTGGCCTGAAAATAATATTTTAGTATTAAGCCCGGTCATGGATGTCTTAGCAGTTAATAGCAATGACAGTGTGGTTGACAGTATTAATACAAGATATAGTGATTCTAGGTTAGCCGGGGTAAATTTCAACGCATTGAAAAATACTGAAATTACCATGCTAAGAGATAATGGAAGGTCAACAATTTCTACCCTAAGCGGGCAGACAATAGCATTTGCTGATCTTAATTTAGTTCAATATGAACATGTATTAATTTTAGATAATGTAACAGTTTTTAATGATGTTATTTATAAGTCAGAGGTTGGAAATCGTCAGTATAGATTAAAACTTATAGGTGGAAAAACTCAAAATTGGGATGGAGAGTTAACTCCACCGGGGTTCGTTTATAACAATGGTGATATTCAAATTTGGCAAGCTGGTGTTGACTACAGAAAAGGCCAAATAGTTAGTTATAAGAATAAAAATTATACAGCTTTACAACCTGTAGTCGCTGCAACTATTTTTGATTTTCAATATTGGTCATTACTTGACAGACCAATCAATGCTGGATTAGTGCCAAACTTAGCTCATAATGCCGGCATACTAGAAAATGTATATGACATTGACAATCAACCATTAAATGAAACTTTTGCCAAATTTAGTAATGCACTAATAGGATATAGAAACAGATCTTATCTGGAAGATCTTGGAATTGATCAAGTTGCACAGAGTAAATTTTATCAAGGATATATTAAAGATAAAGGTACTCAAAACGCTATCACAGCTCTTAGTCGAGGCGAATTTGATGGCATGGCCAATGATATCACCATCTATGAAGAATGGGGCGCCAGATTAGGTGAGTATGGAGCTATTGATGCTAATCCTGAGATATCAGTAAAAATAAGTGAATCAGTATATAATAAAAATCCAATCAACATTGAGTTCTTAGACAACAACCAAAAATCAACGCATAAGCTATTTACTAGTCTATACGGCTACGATCTTTACTCAAGAACTTTAGATTATAAACCACAGGTATTTTTAAATAGACCTCTTTGCAATTCTCGAAACTGGAAAATTGAAATCTTTGGTGATGGTATACTTTGCGGAAAAATTGCAAATAATATTTACACATATGGTATTCAACTTCAAGGCGGAATTACAGAATTCAGTTTCTATTCTATTGATGTAATATTCCAAATGAGTGGTATTTCTGCTACCACTGCTAATATCGGTGATGTGCTTGAGATACAAGTTAATTCAATCTTTCCAACTGAATCTCTCGTTATAAGTATTGAACCACTTTCATTTACTGAACTGCCTAAGGCACGGTCGCCATCATCTCATAATCTTAATTTCACAATTACCTCTCCTAACCCAGCTGAAAATTTAATTTATCGAGTCGACGAAGTATTAGAGGATGACCAACCCAACAGCGTGACTGGATTAGAACAAGTTCTTGCTTGTAGATATAATAAGTCTGACGGTCGTGTGGCACTACCACCTGATTATCTGATGTATCTGGCATTGAGCAATGAGTTTGATGTAGCCATTACAACTAGATCAGTAACTGGCTCGGATACTGCACAATTGGTTTCTGGTAATGATGGAGTCAATGGCGTATGGCCAGATGATATTGAAGCTGATATTGTGCTAATTAACCATGGTCATAATGACGCTAGAAATAATGTTCCACTTTCAGTTTATCGATATAATTTAGAATTATTAAGAACCAGGCTAGGCAACGAAAAGAAAATAGTATGGGTAACGCCTACCGAAGTTAACTCTACAGTAGCTACATGGGAACCTTTGTTGGAAACACCATTGATTGGCTATGTTGAAGTTATGAAAAGTGTAGCAGCCAAATATGGAGATTATGTAGCCGATTCTAGAAGAATTAAGAATTGGAAATTATTTATTGACATTGATGGTGTGCATCCTATTCAAGCCGGTTATACAAAATTAGTAAATGAGGTTATTGTACCAACAGTACGCCAAGTTCTAATAGATAGTACCAAGAGTTCGAAACCAAGATATGAAGATGATTTGCAAACTGGCGGATATGCTTTAGTTGATGAAGTTGACTCAAGATACTTTGATATATCTAAATACCGTGATTTAAACATTATTGATGATTTGTACACTGGTTATAAGTTGTGGGTAGCTAAAGATTTTGATCGTGATTGGCAAGTTTTTAGTACTTACCTACAAGGAGATAATCAAGTTATCAAGGCCGAATTAGATAATGATTCGAGGTTTACATTAACTACAACCAAAGCACATAACTTGGTTGCGAATGATTTAGTGGCTATAAGAAATTTTGATACTGTATTAGACGGCTTTTATCAAGTTTTTAGAGCCGATAAGTATACTTTTACTGTAACTGGTGATACATTAACTAACCCATATTTACTAAACAATATAATAGAAGACCGCACAGGTGAGTTATTTGATTTCACCAGGTTAAGATTTAACAGTTACCAAGATTTACAAAATTATAAACCCAAGCGAGCATGGTTAGATCGTTTCTTCTATAGCATACAAGGTATAGAAGATGCCAATGGTTGCTGGACAGTTTACGATTTCGCAGTTAAGTGGGCACCATTATATAATCAGTCGGTAACAGAATTTGAGGCAAAAGCCTATAACATTTTACCGGTTTACTTGTCAAATCGTCCCTTCAATGTAGTAATAGATGGTGAATCTACTATACGATACGGATTGTATAGAACCGTTGATCCTGACGGGCTTGCCTATTGGGTTGATGAGTGCATAACACTTAATCGAGACATCAATAATGTTAATTTCTTAAATGCATTTTTTACCGCAGTTGCAAGCTATCAAGATTACGATCGTGATCTAACCAACGAAAAAGAATTTGATTCGTATACTCGTGATATTGCTGGTTGTAGTTTATTTAGATATAGAGGACTTAGTAATGTTGAGGTATTATCAACAGTAACAGGGGCCGATTCTATAAAGTTTGTGTTTACCAGTGTAAATGTGAATGAACCATTGGTTTATTCAATTGAACCAGTTACTGATCATGTACCCGGTGGCATAACTAAAGACACAACTTTAAACTCAACCCAGGGCGATCTAGGTAGAGATTTATTATATGTAGATCGTAATAATAGTTCTTGTGAAGAATGGGCAGTATTTAGACCCGAAATTACGGATATCAAATATGAACTAGTGGTAGAGTCTGAGCTTACTTACAGTAATGTGTACAGTATTGTGAGTCGTGATTGCCAGGCCACTGAATGCTATACAGTAGACGAATTTGCTAAGAAATATGCCACATATTATGGTAAAACAGTGGCAAATTTCAAAGCCAAGGCCACAGAACTTTTGCCATTATACAACAGCAATCGAAAATTCTCGTATTCGAGTGGATCGAAGTCATTCGAAAGGTACGGTCTGTTTCGAACAGCCGACACACTCGGCCTTGCTTACTGGTGCAATCAAGCCCTAGACAATTCTTTTACTATTAGTTCTTCTCCATTACTGATCAATTTCTTTACTGCCATAGACACAGATTACCCGGGATATGGTAGACATCTTACTCGAGACAAACAGTTTGACGCTACTACAACAGATTTAGCCCAATGCCCGATTTTTAGGGACCGTGGAGAAACTTTCTTCAATAAAAGCGATACAATTTCTTTATGTATCTCGTCGGTTGAGCCCAATGAAGTTCTATATTATAGAATAGTTCCGGTTTCGGTTTCTGAGGGGCCTAGAGTTATTACGATGTCTGGCAATTTAGCAGTCTATAGTAATGTGATAGTTCCGAAGTTAAATCCTACTTATTCATGGCAAGCAGCCAGATTACAAGAACCAACAGTGGACCTGGAAAGTGTAAACAATTTATATCTTTATAGTGAAAAGGATCATAGATTTTTAACACGCTTAGATATACTTGATCCTGCTAAAGGTCGTCTGTTAGGAACTGCACAACAAGATCTTGATTATACAACTAGTGTTGACCCGGCCAAATATAGAACCGGATCTACTACCTTTGACTTGCCAATTGATGAAGATTATTTTTGGGGCAAAAACCAAGTTGGCGTTTATTGGTGGAATATGGATTCTTGTAGATACATTCATTATGAGCAATCTAGCCTAGATTACAGAACAAGTCATTGGGCTGAGTTATTTCCTGGGTCAACTGTTGAAGTTTATGAATGGATTGAAAGCAATTTCTTGCCAAGTCTCTATAGATCAAACTTGCAAGATGGTATTCCGTTATATGAAGATGATAGTGCCTATAGCGAAGCAACCTTTATTGATCCTGCAACAAACGGGTTTATTACCAAATATTTCTATTGGGTTCGAGCCAAAGAGCAAAGAACTAATCCAAATAAGCGTCATAGTACATTAGCTCTTGAAGACATTATCACTAATCCAGTAAAACAAGGAATTCCTTATATTGCTGCGTTAAAAAACAATAGTGTTTCTGTGTATAATATTGGTGATTTTATCAAAGCTAATGACAGCATTTTATATTTGTCATCAAAGCGCAAGATCAATCAAAATATTATACATAGCGATTTCCAACTAATTCAAGAAGGAAATCCCAATATTACTATTCCGGTCAGGATTGAAAACAAGATCATTGACAGTCTAGTTGGTCGCGATTTAGCCGGCGCAAAAGTGCCAGATCCTTTGTTAAAAGGAATAAATCGTTTTGGTCTTGATATCAGACCAAGACAGACCGTGATAAAAAATGTCAAGAAAGCTAGAGAGAATCTTGTAAAATGGGTTAATTCTATATTTGCTGACCGGCCACTGGCATTTAGAATTTTTGATAAAAACAATTCCGTAAGTGATAATTTCTATGCAAAACAAGAACTTCCCGATGCCGCTGAATACGATGTTTCGGTGGCTACTTTTGCTGATATAGCCAGTCTTGTTATTATTGTAGGTGCTACAAGAAGAATTTTGGTATTGGCTGATGAAACTCTAGGTAATTATTGGTCCATTTACGCAAGAACACGATCGTCTGCCACTGACTATACTACTCGGTTTGTTAAAAAACAGGCATATGATGTAACTAAACTTTGGAAGTTTGTAAACTGGTATGAGCCGGGATTTAGTGATCAAACCGTACCAACTTATATCGTAGATAAAATTAGCGACACTTACCAACTTGATCTTAAAGATGGAGATGTAGTAAAAGTAAAAAATTCTGTGGTAACATATCCTAGAATTGGTAATGGCACAGTTACGGTACCTGGACAGGCCGAGCTTTTTCAATATCATGAGGTCAATGGACAACTACGAAATCAACGAGTCGGACTTGAACGAGGCACAGTTGAGATAAGTTTTGATTTTTATAAAATATTTGGATTTGACAGTACTGCAATTGACACTGAAGTGTTTGACTTTGAGCCAGCTATAGAGATGCGGTATATTCTAAAAGGGTTAAAAGAGGATGTGTTTATCGAAGATTTAGATCATCTATACGATGCTATGATGTTCTATTTAATCGATTATATTTTAAGCGAACAGAAATACATCGACTGGTTCTTTAAAACTAGCTTTATTAGTGTACTACATAGTGTAAGCGAATTAAACCAAACACCCAGCTTCGTTCGTGATCGACAGTCAAGTTTTCAGCAATATATTAATGAAGTAAAACCATATCGTACCAAGATAAGAGAGTATCGTCTAGGTTATACTAGCACCGATGTTGCACGAATCGGGCTAACTGATTTTGATGTTCCTGCTTATTACGATTCGGTTACTCGAAAATATCTTGTTCCAAATGGCGATACGCCTAGTGTTGATTCTGTTATATTAAATGGGCCGCAGTATCAAAATTGGCGGGATAATCACAAATATACCATTGGATCAATTGAACTGGCCAGTACTGGATATGGGTATTTTAGTCAAGACGGTGTAGAAGTCAGTGCTCCTGATGTGGTTATTATTAGAACTGACACTGAGACTGGCAGCAACGCTCGTGCTATATCCAGTGCAAGCACTACTACAGGATCATTGCAAAAGATTTACATGACTTCAACTGGTTCAAATTATACGCAGACACCTATTGTACAGATTGAAGGAAATGGCGGAACTGATGTTACAGATAATGATTACTATCATTATCGTATTGTAAGTCGTGGATCGGCTAACACTAATCCTGTAGTATCTGGTTTATACGATGTAAAGAACTCAAGTAATATATACACTCAGACTTCAGCTGGTATGGTCATGCATAGGATTAGACGAGTTGATGGTCGTATTGTTTTTACCCAATTTTATGCTATTAATTCAGTAAGTTCAGCCAGTTACCAATTAGCATATGATTTAGGACAAACCACCAGGGATAATTTAGTAGTTGTTTATGCAGTTGGTAACATTGGTAGTAGTAGATTAAACAACGGTCTTGAAAGAGCAATGACTAGATCTGGTGCTAGTGAAATTATATATACTAATGGCATATTAACTGGCGGGGCCTATATACTAATAGGAGTTCCCGGTATCGGCCCCGGTCAAGGCATTGAGCTGTACAATGGATCAACCGCATCAAGTACCAATGCTTGGGCCATGATCGAATTTAAGATCAAGCGTGGTCGAGTGATTCCTATAAACTTGTCGCCTAGAGTATCAGCATTGGCAACAGCGTTTGCTTTCCCGGCTTCACCAACACTAGATCAAGTTTATAACTATGCTAATAGAAGTTGGAAATACAATGGTAGACGATGGGTATCAACTTCAAAGTTCTTGACTATATTAGAAAACACTATAGAAGTCAAACGAGCAATAGCGGTTCCTAGGTTGACCAACAAAACCACTAGAAAAATTAAAACTGTTATTCGTCTAGATCGAGTCCAATATACTACTAAAGTAGTTGATTGGGCGCCAGGGACTGGCTATCCAATTAATACTTACTTAAGTTATCGTGGTCGAGGGTATGTGGTTAAAGCTAACATGCCGGCTAGCGAAACATTTAATTTTGCTTTCGTGAGACCGGTTGGTATTAACCAACCAGCAACCAGTAACCAGTATCAACACGCATTTTTTGATAACGCCAATGACAGAATTGCAGCGTTCTATGTGCCCACAGTTGACAATGGAAATATTCCTAAAGCATTGGATAGACTAATAACTGGAGTAAGAGACTCCTGGACCACTTATAACAGTGTAACCGGCAGCATTCCATTAGACACAACCTTAATTGGTGACACATTTGGTAGTAATGTGGGAACTTCTGCTGGTAATATTTCATTAGTAGGCGGGCAATTTATCGATGTGCAACAAAGCCATGCACCGGAAGAATTAATACCCGGTATTACATTTGATGCTGTTAGTATCAAAACGGTAACCAGTAACAGTACAGATCAAGGATTCAGAGTGTTCATTGACATGAACAAAAATGTATTTTGCACTGAGTTTGATCCCACTACAGTTACAACTCTTGCTGCTCCGGTTTTGATTACTGATACTACAATAACTGTGGCAGATGGATCAAAACTTAGTGTACCTAATCCATTATCAGTAATTCCCGGAATTATTGAATTAAATGGTGAAAGAATCAGCTATTATACCAAGGTTGGTAATGTACTCGGGCAAATTCGTCGTGGTTTTGGCGGAACTGGTATTGCTGCTATTCATCAAACTGGTTCAAGAGTTGAAGATGTTAGTGTACCAGCTAGATCTGGTACTGCATGTAGTTCTTATCCAGGACCACACAACTTCTAAACATAAATATACAAATGAATTCAAATACCGATAAACAATTAGAAGTTGAGGAAACACCCTGTAACGACGAACCTGATGAGAACACTGGTATCGTAGTACAAGGCTTTTTTAAAATATCAGATCCCGAGTCGGGTGAAATTATTCTGCAAGGTCGCGCCTAATATGAAAAGTGAATCATTATTTAAAATAAATGGATTTTTACGAATTCATGACCCTAAATCTCATGAGGTTTTTGTAGAAAAACAAAATGCCATTCATTTTGAAAATATCAGTGAGGCATTGGCTTATAGTCTAGGCAACAAAAAAACAAATTATGTAGCCGAAATGCACTTTGGTAATGGCGGAACCAGCATTGATAACAGTGGGGTAGTAAGTTATTTGCCACCTAATGTAGGGTCTCAAAGTTCAGATCTTTATAATCCTACCTTTTTTAAGAGTGTGGATGAATATGACGAATCAAATACTGACCCTTTAAGAAATAACATGACTGTAAGGCATGTGGCTGGTACAGTATATTCGGACTTATTAATAACCTGTTTATTAGATTATGGTGACCCAGCTGGTCAATATGCATTTGATAACATTACACAAGTACAATCACCATTTGTTTTTGATGAAATTGGTATTAAGTCTTGGAGTTCTGCAGGCCCGGGGACAGGTCGTTTGCTTACTCATGTTATTTTTCATCCTATACAAAAAAGTTTAAACAGACTTATTCAAATTGATTACACTATAAGAGTCCAGACATTGACCAATATAACCCCGTAATCATAAAATAAATATTAAATAATTTGGAGTCAGAGTTCCATGCCTTATAATGTAAACAAAACAAACGGCGACTTACTAGTTGTTGTTGAAGATGGTACAGTGGATGTAAACAGTGTGAGTTTGACTCTACTGGGCAAAAACTATCCTGGTTACGGCGAATTCATAAATGAAAATTTTGTACATCTATTAGAAAATTTCAGTAGTACCACACAGCCTGACGCTCCAATCGAAGGGCAGCTTTGGTACGACAGCGCCAATAAAGTTGTTAAAGTTTATAATGGCAGTACTTTTGGTAGTGTTGGGACAGGTATTCAGTTAGATATTACTTCAACTAATGTTCATTTTCCCATGTTTATAGCCAGTGAGACTGGTGGTGAAAATTTTAAAATCGCTAGAAACAAAAGCATATCAATACAACCCAGTACTGGTAATGTAGCAATCAACAAAAATGACCCAGGAATAGTTAAATTAGACATAAACGGTGGGGCATTAACTAGAACGGGATTACAATCTAGTCCACTTGGCAGCGGGCATGTAGTACAGATTCATGGTCCCGACGGCGGCGGCAGCGCAGCTATAAATATTGATCATTACAGTGGTGCTGCTGGAACGTTTGCGTCCGGTGGAGGATTGTTAGCTAGATCTGCTAGAGGAACCAGTGCTTCTAAAGTTGCACTAGGTATTGATGATTTTATTACATTTGTAAATGGTAGAGGATATGATGGCACTGTATATAGTGATAATGTAGGCGCATTCCTAATTCGTGCCAACCAGAATTGGACATCTACCGCGCACGGTTCTCGAATAGAATTTTGGACAACAAACAATGGACAAACTAGTCATTCAAGGAAAGTTATGATTGATCATAATGGTGATTTGTCTACCGTAGGTGATATTATTGCTTTCAATACTAGTGATATTACTTTAAAAACCGACATACAAAAAATTACAGGTGCATTAGACAAAGTTTGTCAACTTGATGGGATTCGATTTAGCTGGTTAAACAATACTGGTAAAGAACTAAATCAACCTGCTGTTGGTGTAATAGCGCAACAGGTGCAAGATGTTTTGCCTGAAGCAGTTAGGACTAAAGATACAGGGTTCTTGGGTGTAGATTATACACAATTGGTGCCTTTACTTATAGAAGCCATTAAGGATCTCAAAACTCAAATTGAAGATTTACAAACACTAAAATTAGGATAATTTGTGACATTACCTGTATACCCTAATGCGATTGCGTTTAGCGATATAGCAACTGAATTTGGTTGTTATACCGGGTATTCTATTATAGGTAATGTTAGTTCGGCAACTATAGGAACTAGTATAAATTTTGCAGTAACATCGCTTTCGGCGGCTGAAAATTTAATATATGAAATAGTTAATGCGATATCAATACCTACGCCCACTCCTACGCCTACGCCTACCCCGACTCCGGGACCAAGTAGCCAAGTATCGGTGACACCAACGACTTCACAAAGATCAATTACATTAGGTCTAGGGCAACAAACTACTACCGGTTCTTTTATTGTGACAAATAATGGGACTGGCACTAAATTAATCACGGTTACTACTGTGAAACCTTCAGGGTCAATTATTGTGCTATCGCTCACGTCGTTTACACTGTCACCTGGACAAACTCAATTAGTGTCATTTAGTTGCACATCGCCAATCACACATACAGGAACACCCTACCAGTACACATTTACCATGGTTGAGTCGGGTTTTGCTGGAACAAATCCAGTTCATATTCATACACAAAGTTATTAATAATCATAATTAATCATGTGTAAATATCGAATATGGTCAAAAGATTCGTTATTAGGTTAATCAACAGCGGTGGCGGCATTGTTGCAAACTCAAAAATTGTAACTTATAATGACCTATTAGACTCATCATCGAAAATAAAAAGTTATGATTTTACTGATAGGCTATTAACCGGAAATGTTGTTACAAATTCTAATTCGCGAACACAAACTTATAAAACATTAGAACCTGCACCGAGTCCACCGCCTAGCCCAACTCCTAGTCCGACACCTACTCCTACTCCTACCCCTACTCCGACTCCAACACCAACTCCATCTACATTAGTTGATCCAAAGAATTACTGTTTTCAATCTGGATCAATAACAGCAATTGATACTACGACAGACTCTATTGCTGGTTGGACAATCTATAAGATGAATGTACGAATGAATGGACAGAGTACCATTCTAAATTGTCCGACTCCGGCCGATATCACTCCAATTGGGGCTAATCCCCCTGATACTGGGGACGCACTTGGCGATACTCCGGCTATCTTTAATTCTACTATGTTGGCCACTCTTGGACAGGAAGTTGTTGTACCAGGAGATCCAGCCCAAAGATTTATAAGTTTGCAGCTGAGTGGAACCTCAGCAGCAGGCTATGGCATAATTCGAGGACCCTACATAGTAACTAACTCTTATGAATACTTAGCTCCTGGCAATATAATATCTTTTATGTATCGTGCAAGTTTCAATGGTGATGACTATGATGTTATAGTATACCTACAAGACATCAACGATTGTGCTCGGCAAATAGTTATATTGAATATAACTGGACTAGGGTCCACTGGCTGGGTCAAGTGCCAATATCAAATGAAATTAGGTGAAACTGGCGATTATAAATTTGTTTTTGTAAATGGCAGTTATGATGCCAGTGGATTAAAAGGTGTTGGAGCTAATTTTGATTTTACATGTTTAGAGATTGATCGAACTGGTGCTCCCCCGCCTCCTTCTGTTTCAACAACTCCTGCGCCTGATATTTTTGGCAATAAACCACCCACTCCACCTGGCACAGATTTATACGCAAAACAAGAAATAGACGAAGGAGGTATGATTTCTGGCCCAACTCCTCCGGTTATTTTAACTATAAATGATGGTGTTACATTCAGGTTTAATGGAGATTATGAATATACTATTACCAAAATATCTTATAGTGATGGTACACCACTTCCTTATTAATCAATGACAACAAATAATTTACACAAATACACTATTCTACTAGCTAAACATCAAGATTTAGATGATTTCTATAATGACATGGAAAGCCCGGGTGGTAATTTATATATCCCTAATCGTAGAGTAGATTTAGCTTTGAGAAGACCATTTAGTAGAAATACCCAATATTATCTTACCCACGATGAAGCCAAATTGGTTTCACAGGATCCTCGAGTGCTATTTGTTAGATTAACTGATGATCCTAATGTTGAAGATATCTTAAGCACTAGTCCGCATCCCGAAGACTGGGTAAGCTGGACTTCTGCAAGTGACTATTTTACAAAAAGAAAACGCACTGCCCCAGAAGAAGCCTATAGTCCCGTTGAAGCTATAGGAATTACTAATTGGGGGTTGTTAAGAACTGCAGAAATACAAAATAGAGATATGTGGGAATCTGGTCCCAGTACAATAGATCCAGCTTCACCTACTAAATGGTATAATGCACATGCCCTATTACAATCTAAATTTGGTGGACATAATATAGATATGGTGATCTGGGACGGAATTTTTGACCCAAATCACCCAGATTTCGCAGTTAATCCTGACGGCACTGGGGGCACTCGTGCCATTCAGCGAGATTGGTATAGTAGAAATACAGCTTGTGGGTATCCTTATACTGGGCCTTATCCTTATGTAAGAAACCGGTTTTTTACAGGATTTGGTTTTGCCGATGTAGATTTACTTAATTCAGCCAGTGGTCAACATGGAGTTCATGTGGCTTCTACTGCGGCAGGTAATCGTCATGGATTCGCAAGAGAAGCTAACATATATAATATAGGTTTTTTAAGCCGTGACGGTTTCAATTGGGATCAAGCACGGGACCTTCTTTACGACTGGCATGTAAATGTCAAGCCTGCTCAGGGAAATAACAATTTAACTGTTATTAATCTCAGTGCCGGTTCAAATGCATTTGTTGCATATGCAGATATAGATTATTTCATGGTCAATGGTTCAAGAGTAGATGATCCAAGGGGAGGAAACACATGGGCACTTGCTGACTTTACTTTGTCCAGAAGTATTCAATTAGGAATAAGTTGGCAGGGGCAGAGACGGGCTACAGGTATAAACTTTGCTGTAGCATATCCCGATAGACAAGCCGACATAGAAGACATGATTAGCGCGGGCATTTATTTTGTCACAGCCGGTGGCAACGATCAAAATACCATTCATGCATGGGATAATGATAATCGGGTAGTTAAAAAGAATACTCAGTTTTACTATTATAATAGAGGATCGTTTACATCACAAAATGCTATTATTGTAGGAAATATGGATACTACTGGACAACCTAGGCTGCATTTAACTTCGGCTCGTGGGGCGGGAGTCACTGTTAGTGCGCCTGGCACAGATATTTGGGCAGCATCAAATGTTCTAGCTGATCCAAGTGATAAAAATTTTAAATTTTTACCCGACTATAGAAATATAAATTATGCTTTACGACCAGAAACTGGAACGAGCATGGCATCGCCTCATGTTGCCGGTGTGGTGGCTTTGATTCTAAATGAAGATCCTGGCTTAACTCCGGCTGCTGTTAAAGCTAAAATTATGAATGATTCAGCAAAAGGCCAATTGTACATAAATTATGGATATTCGCTCTCGCACCCATTGGCATTTGCACATAACGATGGAATTCTAACATCATCAAATATCATTATTTCTGAGTTTACACCTAATAGTGAAATATTTCGCACTAAAACAATAAGTTCAGGTGTAACGACTCTTGCGCCACAAGCGAAATCTATCAGTCTGAGTTTTAATAGTAATCCAACTAATGTTGGGTTTATATATAGAGTGGCTTTGAAAGATAGAGCAGATATTAGCATTGATATACAAGTCGACAACGACAGCACTAACTTCCCTAATGTTACCTACCCTGCTACATCAACTCATGGAACTCCATTTTCGTGGAGTATTTCAGGTGGCACACCGGGGGACACTTATTTCGTTTGGACTAAAGGTGCTTTTAGAGTTCGAGTACCTGCAACTGGTGGTGCTGTGCTTGATGGATCCGGTAGCATAAGTTACAACAATGCCGATTGGTCAACTGTGCAGGGCGGTACGGCCAACTTCGGGACTATTACTGTAATATTTTATTTTGGTAATGGACACATTGTAACTAAACAACATACAGTTTCGCAATAAACAAAAATGATTGTAACTATACCTTCAAATCTATGTTTGCCAGTAGGTAATACTGCTACAGTTAATGTTGCCGTTACTGTCAGTGAGTCTACAGTTTCTACCGATTTTTATCTAATACAAAATTTTTTGTATCAGAAAGGTATTCAAGCAATTGCAATTGATACGCCAGTAAATGTTGGCATGAATTGGCAAGCAAATTTAACTGTGCGACCAAATAATGTAGGTTATAGCGTGACATCAAACACCGCTTCGGTAATGAATGGCAGTGCCGGGCTCGAATTGTTAGCTACCGCCGCCAATATCAGGGAAAGCATTGCTAAAATTATTACTGTACAGTTACCTTTTGAAATTGCTACTAAAGACCCAGCTAGTCCATGGCCTAATAGGTTTGACGATGAAATTGAGTTTTATCACACAGATTGGCCTGTTTTTAAATTAAAGAACTTACTTTCTATAGTAAAATTTGTTGGGATAAATTCTTATTTTAAAAATTTTTACGGCGGCAGCCTTGATGCCGATCAAACATACATATTTAGATATGAAGGTATTAGTAAAAATTCCATA